GCCCCGCTGTTTCAGAGTGGTACCAGCCAGCGTCTGAGCCAGCCGCTGACCCGGCGACATACCCAACGGGCTGCGCACGTTGTAATCAGTGGCGTACGGATTGAAAGCCATAACTACCCTCTGCGCTGCTGCTTTATCCCGGGATAACGGCGACGTACAGCCGACCGGACCATCGCCTTCTGACGGGGCGACCCATGCTGAGACACCCGTGCCAAAGCGTTACGCGCATGCGACCGGTCATTGATCGGGTACGCACGCCGACCCGGGACCGCAAACGCGCTCCGGGGAAGATTCTTACGCTGACGGGAAGTTAAACGGGCCATCAGCCAAACACCTGACCTGCCAGTTGCAACGTCGCAGTCTCAACCGTGACATTCACCGTAGGAACCGGCCCCGTCCCCGACGTGACACCGATAGCAGTACCCGCAGTAATGGCTGTCAGATCGCCCTGAGGGACCAACGCCGTAATATCGCTGATAAGAGCCTTCTTCGACGTGTTGTCCCCCACATCCTCTATCGTCACATAATCGGCAGCGACCGCAGTAACGACACTCAGTTCGTTCACATCCAAAGCAAGACTCACCGTTCCCGTGGTGCCCCCACCCGACAGCCCATCCCCCGCGGTCACACCCGATATGTCCCCGGTCGAAACTTGATCTATACGTTGAGTAATCCTTGACGGCATAACCGCTCCTAACCGAAGTAGGTAACATCAATAGTGCTATCAGACCCGACACGGATAAACTTCACATCATCCAAATCGTCCTCATACAAGTCCAACACACTATAAGGATTCAAGTAATGGCCCACGCTGGCTGTCGGTGTGCCCCAACGGACCCGGACTGGTTCCGCCCCGTTAGTAACCATCGCCGCGATAGCTCCCGTCGCCCGAGTGATCCCGATAGCGACACTGGACACCGCGACCTGCTCGTCGCCCACACTGGACCCGTACTCTGACGCTGACCTTCTAATACCCATAACTGCTCCTAACCGCCAAGGGCGGTGACCCTCGTTTCCAAGTCGTCCAACTTCTCCTGAATCTTCCTCAACTCGTACTCAATGGGCCGTGCATTAGCCCCCTGCATACGACGTGTCGGCTTGTACTCAACGGGCATGATCCCGCTCCAACAAGTAAGCGACCGAACCGGTCAACTCCTCCATCCGCACAGCCAACTCGTCAACATGAACACTGCGGGCGTACCCGTTCAAGTCCATGCTGTCCTCAATGCTCTCCACTGCTGCCTCCAACTGGTCGATGCGGGCCACCAGTCGTGCCGAGTTCCATGTGATTACCGCTGCGATCATCGCGACGCTGAGTATCAGCCCCAGCGTTACCCTGCTGACGCTGAACTGTTTGAGGTCGGTGACCACATCGGACATGTTTTAGTCCTCTAATGCTGCTAGACGGGCTGCCTCAGCAGCCGCCGCAGGCGGGTCCAACGGCCACACCACTTCCGACACACGACTGTACGTCTGCGGTACATCCCGAAGGGACTGCCTGTGGGTCGCCCACTCCTCAGCCGTATGATCGCCCAACGCGGCGTCACCCAACTGTGTCCAGTCTGAGCCACGCAACTGGCCGTCACGCTGACCCCGCACACGGTTCATGTCCAGATCAGCAGCCTCAGCCCGAGCGTCCAGTTCTGCTTCTTCTTCTGGTGTCAGGTCGTAGTAGACCCCGTTGACTATCTTCTGTCTAGCCATTTCTATGCTCCTGTTACTCCGTAGAGGGTGAACGAACTGAACTCAACGAAATCCGCATATTGCCAACTGTTCCGCTGGCAGGAAATAGTGATCTCATCTATCGCCGCAGTGGACCCCCACAGGATCGCATTCATACTCATCCACCACTGGTAAGACACCGCCGTCATTCCCTCGTTGCTTCCCTGTGCGAACACTTGCTTGTAGTTCGCGGTATTGGAGTAATGCGGAATCCACATAGTAAACGGGCCGAAGGTGTCGGCGGTACTGCTGGCAGCAGGCACGCAGTAGACAGGGCCGCCCGAGGTGGCGGCACCAGACCTTGTACTAGTAGGAGTGGCGTCGCCTGCGTAAACGAGCGTGGAGGTGTAGTTGCTCCCATCGTCGCCGTTGAATCGAAGCCCCATAACGTCGTAGTAGACAGCGGCGTAATCGGAGCGAACGCTGCCCATGATTAGGAGATGGTCGTAGGACGACGGGATGCTAGTGACATTCCACGAAGCCGTCGACGCCTCAAGTTCTTCATGGTCGATAACAGTGAATACAGCCATTATGAACTATTCAATCCGTAGAGGGTGAACTCAGAACCACGCACAAAGTTATTCGCAGCGGGAGCGAGCAGAATCGTGGACACCGCAGCCGTGCTATCCCACAACGTCGAGTTGAAATACAACTGGTCGATCTGAGCAGAGTTCGCGCTTATCACTTGACAGGTCGTGTTCTTATTCGTGTTCGCATAGTCAAGGATGTCAACGATGATCGCCCCATAGGCGGTCGCAGCGTTGTTGCCTGCGGACAACCGCAACCAAACATTCGCCGTCTGAGAGGTAGCCCCTCCTGCGAACGAGGAGGAACCACCCGCCCCCATGTAGTGGTAGGTGTAGTTGCTGCCCGTATCAGAGTTGAACTGCGCTTCGATGAACGACCCGACAAGGGCCGTACTCTCACGGGCCGAGATCCGCAGTTGCAGATGCTCATACGTCGCAGGAATAGACGAGAACGTCACCGACGCAGCATCAGCCTCCAAATACTGTGTGGCGATTGCTTCAATCACGGCCATCAGGCAACCATCCTTGGAAGCACACCGAACAAGGAAGCGTAAGACCCGACCGCAAAGTTGCTACCACCGTCCATCTGCAGGTATATCTCCCCCAGAGCGAACTGCTCTGTCAATGTTCCAGCCCACAGTTCGACGTTGCCAGCGCCATCCCTGTCGCTAGCCGACTGACACAACATCGCCTTGTATTTGCCGCTGTTTATATCGAACAGAGTGATGAGGTGAGCAGAAAAGGCATTGTCACCCGCGCTGGAATCATTGTTGTCGGTCGGTGTGTCCCCGAGAAGAAATGCGTCACCTGTGGATGAAGCGGCTGAATCATTTGCCCCATCACCTTTGAGGTATTGCCGCGGGTAGGAAGCAGAGGAAATAACAGCGTCGGTACCGTTCCCTAAACGCATTTCGACGTTTGACGCCCCCGAAGCCGAAGTGCCGTGGCAGTAAAGCACGATAATGAGATCCATGAACTGACTCCAGTCCAACGATGAGCCGTCAGAGGGATTAGTCCAGTTGATACTCGATGCTGCGGGATCAACAGCCTCCGTGGCGATACCGACCCATGCCTCACCGTCAGTGAGAACCCCGTCAACGATGTAAGAGGGATCGGCCATCAGGTAAGCCCCGTGTCATAGCGGATGATGACAATGCCCGCACCGCCACCGCCGCCCACTTTCCACGTTCCGATACCTGACTGTGCGCCACCCCCGCCGCCCGTGTTCGGAACCCCACTCTCCGCTGCCATAGAGGCCACGAACTTGGAGTCACCGCCACCGCCAGTACCGCCAGTACCTATCGTGTCGCCAGCGTTGTATCCGCCACCACCACCGCCGCCCGCGTAGGTCCGTACTGTCTCGCCTATACCGTAGCCTGTGGCCCCATTTCCCCCGTTACCACCAGTGTTCGCTGCCGCATCTGCTCCTACGGCACCTGCACCGCCACCCCCGCCACCAGCGGCGACCGATGTATATGTACCTGCCGACCCGAGATAACCGTCACCGCCGTCCTCGCCGTCTGCGGTACTCGTCCCACCAGTACGCCCAGTCGGATCAACGCCAGCAGATGTGTAACCAGAGGAAGCCCCACCACCAGAACCACCAGCAGCACCATTGTTGTCATGAATCGAACCGTAACCACCACCAGTAACCGTTACGCCCAGAGCGACGCTGTTGGCACCGCTGTTGTTTGCACTAGAGGACGATGTTCCCAGCGCGCCACCCGCACCAACAGTGATCGTGTAAGTACCTGCGCTCACAGCGATTCCCGTATCTGTCTTCATTCCACCAGCGCCACCGCCACCAGCCGCACCGTAATAGTTGCCCAAAGCGTTGCCGCCGCCTGCGACGATCAGATAATCCACATCAGCCGCACCGCTGGACACCAGAAACTTGCCCGAACCCCTAAAGGTATGAACCCGATACGTCTTGGAGTCACCCGAATCGACGTACTGCGTGATGATCCCGCCGAACGCCGTCAACGAACCGCCCCCGAACAGCCCACCGTTCAGCCAAGTAGAGACAGCCGTAGACGGCCACCCCTTCAGGGTGTCAAGCCGCCCCCGCCAGTTAGATATGGCGGTGGACGGGTTGGTGCGGTCCTGACGGAACATCTATCAGGCAGTTATGCGGTTGACGTAACCGTTGATGTTGATTACGTTGGTCGTTCCGGCAAATGCCCGGACTATCAGACCGTTCTGCAACAAGGTGCCGGGGCATACCAGCACCCAACCTGCCTCAGCAGTAATCGTAACCTCAGATAGATCGTCTGGTGAAGCGACTCCACCGTATTCGATGGTCAGTTTCACATCAGACGCAGACGTGTTGCAGGCGTACAGCCATATCTCGTCCAGATCCGAAGTGCCCGCTATTGCCGTATGGATCAGCGTGCCCGCCGTAGCCGTAGCAGCAACCTTGATGTTCCTGCCATCAGCGGGAGTACCACTGAGTACAT